TCACGTATCTGAAGATTAATATAAAACTATTTTTTCCTCAGATAAAGACCTTACACAACTTATCTCAGATAAAGTGGAAGTGTACCAACCCATGAAGAAAAGAACCCTTAAAAATGGAGATATGGTACCTTTAAAAGACATCTCAATACCTCATCAAAACATATCTACGTTTAAAATTATTTCAGGAGATAAGTCAGATAATATTGATGGTATTAGATATATGGGAGAAAAAACATTTGTTAAGTTATTTCCCGAAATAGTTGATAGTGTGGTTACTATTGACGATATTTTAAAACGTGCAGAGGAACTACACAAAAATGATAAAGACAATCGAGCATTACAAAACCTACTTTCAGGTAAAACAAAAAAAGGAATTTATGGTGAAGAATTTTTTGTAATTAATAAAAAACTCGTAGATTTGTCCCAACCATTATTAACTGATGAATCAAAAGAAATTATTGAACAATATCATACGGAAAATTTAGACCCTGATGGTAGAGGATATAAGAATCTTATGAGAATGATGATGAGTGATGGAATTTTTAAATATTTACCTAAACACGACAACGCATGGGTTGAATTTTTAACCCCTTTTATGAAATTAACAAGAAAAGAAAAAAGAAGATTTAAAACAAAAAAACGTTTATTATGAAAGAAAAAATAGAAACAACAAAATTGGAGTTCTTGATGACGCTAAACGACAACTTCGTAGTACAGAGATACTTCAATGTTAAGGGGTATAATCCCAAGGCGAGAAAAAGTGTTGAACTCTACAGTCTAATTAGAGATGTTGCTGAAAAAATCCAAGAGGATTTAAAAGTTAAAGCTTCTGACTATATGACTGAAAACGCACAACAAATTATGTCTAATCCAGACATTTTAGAGACTTCAAATACCGAAGGACCTGAGTATTTTAACATCTTTATTAAGATTGGAGATGAGACAATTTGTCATAGAATTTGGGACGCTAAAATGTACCCACCTAAGACAAGATACACTGTGGATGTACGCCCACACCTAAAAAAGTTACTTCGTGATTTGACTGACATTTTCTCTAGAGAAAAATTAACTCACAAGTACATGGATTATCAACTAGTTTAACCATATTTATATTCTACAAAGAAGATTAAAACTCAATAAAATATGTCAAAAGAAAAAAATTTTGGATACCTCGGTAACACATTTCAATTACAGCTACTTAATAACGTTATTCTATATAAGGATTTTGCGGCTTCTATTGTAGACGTACTTGAACCAAAATATTTTGACAATCAATATTTTAAGTTAATCATGCAGATGACAAAGGAGTATTATCACAAATACGAACACGCTCCTTCGTTCTCCACTCTTGAACAAATTACTAAATCTGAGGTATCATCACCTATGGCTCAAAAAATGGTCTTAGATATGATTAATCAAGTTAGTGAGACACCAATCGATGGACATCAATATGTCCAAGAAAAGTCATTAAAGTTCTGTAAGCAACAAGAATTACAGAAAGTAATGACTAAAGCTCAAAAAATTATCGATAAAGGTGATTTTGAATCGTATGACTATCTTGAAGAGATGGTTAGAGAAGCTTTACAGGTTGGTGAGGTTGACACAGGAACTGCAGATGTATTCTTTAATTTAGATGAAGTTTTGGATGATGATTTTAGACATCCAATACCGATTGGTATACCTGGTATTGATAATCTACTAAAAGGTGGATTAGCTAAAGGAGAAATCGGTGTTATACTTGCACCTACAGGTGTTGGTAAAACAACTGTACTTAGTAAAATAACTAATAATGCGTTTAACTTAGGTTATAATGTTTTACAGATATTTTTCGAAGATAATCCTAAGATTATACAAAGAAAACACTTTACTATGTGGACTAAAATTGCACCTGATAATTTATCTCTACATAAGGAAGAAGTTTTACAAAAAGTCAAACAAATTAAAGAAAACGCACCTAACAGACTTATTTTAAAGAAGTTACCTTCTGACACATTAACTATGAATCAAATTAAAAATCAGATTCGTAAAATGATGGCTGAGGGTACTAAAATAGACATGGTAGTTGTAGATTATATTGATTGTATTGTTCCCGATAAAAATTTAGGGGACGAATGGAAAAGTGAAGGTTCAGTAATGAGAGGATTTGAATCCATGTGTCATGAGTTAGATATTGCAGGATGGACCGCCACTCAAGGTAATAGGTCCTCTATATCTTCTGAAGTTGTAACAACAGACCAAATGGGAGGTTCAATAAAGAAAGCTCAGGTAGGTCACGTTATTATTTCTGTTGCAAAATCCCTACAACAGAAAGAAATGAATTTAGCAACAATAGCGATTACTAAGTCAAGAATTGGTAAAGACGGTATTGTATTTGAAAATTGTAAATTCGATAACGAAATGTTAGAGATTGATACGGACTCAAGTGTCACATTCTTAGGTTTAGAAGAACAAAAAGAAGAGAAGAACAAAGTACGTATTCAAGAACTACTTGAAAAAAGAAAACAAAGGGAAAGTAAACAATAAAACATTTTAAAAATTAGCAAGGATGGATAATCTAATTAATACTGTAAGTAAAGACATACGTTATGTAATTAAAAGAAGCGGAGATAAAGTCGTTTTCAAGTCGGATAAGATTGAAACCGCAATATTAAACGCGATGAAAAGTATCTCTAAAGTGGATAATGAGATGGCTGAAAAAATAGCCAGATTAACAACTAAGGCACTTTTTAGAGGTAATAAAGATAGAGTGCCAAATGTGGATGAGATTCATGATATGGTTGAAAACAAACTAATGGATAACGGATTAAATGATGTTGCTAAGGAGTACATTATCTACCGTTCAAAAAACCAACCTAACATATTCTCAAAGAGAGTTAATCTTAAACCTTATGAGTATCCTAATTTGAATGAATATGTGGATGCTATCAGACATTCATACTGGGTACATACAGAATTTAATTTTACATCTGACATACAAGATTACAAGGTACACCTGAATGAAAAAGAAAAGTCTGCAGTGGAGAGAGCTATGTTAGCGATTTCCCAAATAGAAGTGGCGGTTAAGTCATTTTGGGGTGACATTTACAAAAGGATGCCAAAACCTGAAATTGGAAATGTTGGAGCAACTTTTGCGGAATCTGAAGTTAGACACGCTGATGCGTATTCTCATTTGATTCAACTATTAGGACTTAATAACGAGTTTGAAAACCTATTAGAAGTACCACAAGTAAGAAGAAGAATTAAATACTTAGAAAAGGCAATATCTACATCGAAATCGGTTGATAATAAAGAATATTTTGAATCGGTCGTATTATTTTCGATGTTCGTTGAAAATGTGTCTTTATTTTCACAGTTCTTAGTGATTATGTCATTCAACAAACATAAGAATAAGTTAAAAGGTATTAGTAATGCAGTTGAGGCAACATCTAAAGAAGAAAATATTCACGCAGAATTTGGTTTTGAATTAGTTAATTTAATTAAAAAAGAAAATCCTGAATGGTGGACAGAACAATTGGTAGATGATTTAGTTATTGCTACTAAAGAAGCTTATGAGGCTGAGACTGAAATAGTTGATTGGATTTTTGAGAAGGGAGATTTGGATTTCTTAACAAAAAGTCAAACTATGGAATTTATTAAACACAGATTTAACGTATCATTAAATTCTATCGGACTTGATAATATCTTTGAAATTAACGATACTTTGTTAGAAACTACAGAGTGGTTTGATGATGAAATTTTAACTACAAAACATACTGATTTCTTTAATAAAAGAAGTATAAATTATAGTAAAAAATCTAAATCAATCACATCTAACGATTTATTTTAAAAAAAATATACACGAATAATAATAAAAAAATAATATGAAAAATAGAAAACCTTTTGATTGGATTAATGAGGAGTCGGTGACGTTTCTTCGTAGAGGTTATTTAAGTGAAGGTGAAGAACCTTTAGATAGAATAAAAACAATAGCGGAACACGCTGAAAAACTTTTAGGTATTGAAGGATTTGCGGAAAAATTCTACAACTATATGGGTAAAGGATGGTATTCATTATCATCGCCTGTATGGGCTAATTTTGGTAAAAAAAGAGGATTACCGGTAAGTTGTTTCGGTTCTAACATAAGTGATAATATTGAATCAATCTTGTACACACAAGCAGAGGTTGGTGAAATGAGTAAAATGGGTGGAGGTACCTCTGGTTACTTTGGTAATATTAGAGGAAGAGGTGCTGAGATTACAGACAACGGACACGCACCAGGAGCGGTACACTTCATGAATTTATTTCAAAGTGTGGTTGATAACATTTCTCAAGGTTCAACACGTAGAGGAAGATTTTCACCTTATCTACCTGTAGAGCATCCAGATATTATGGAGTTTCTTGAAATTGGTACTGAAGGATTTCCAATCCAAGATTTAACACACGCAGTTACCGTAACTGATAATTTTATGGAAGAAATGATAGCGGGTGATGATGAGAAAAGAAAAATATGGGCGAAAGTAATTCAAAGAAGAGGTGAGATTGGTTACCCTTATATTATGTTTACTGATACCATGAATAATAACTCACCTGAAGTTTATAGAGATAAGGGTGCTAAGATTTATAATTCCAATCTTTGTTCTGAAATTGCATTACATAACTCTGATGATGAGTCTTTTGTTTGTGTTTTATCCTCTATGAATGTATTATACTATGACGAGTGGAAAGATACTGACGCGGTTCAAACTATGGTCTATTTCTTAGACGCGGT